TAATTCATGTGTTGGGATAGTATTTAGAGAAGTTGTGTAACCAGTTGTCTCTGCGCGAGTACCAGTTTCAGCAGTCCAAGCCGCCGCAAATGATGCAGTTTTGCTTGGTACTTCAATTTCTTTATTTGAAGTTTGACGAACACGTGCAACAGAACGTACAGGAGAAATCTCAGTAATTACCTTGATTAACTCATTTACATATTCTGCTGGTGCTAAGTTACCAGCCGTAGCCGCAGTGCCAACAGTTAAAGCTTTCACTTCTTCTGGTGCCATGTTTTGCTCACCCTTACGCATGAAGCTGTCCCAAGCTTTTAGGGATAAATCAACTTCTTTAGCTTCCATCATATTTGCTGGACGCTTTAGCATAGTTTCTATTTCTTTTAGTTTTTCATCAAAACCTTCAGAGTGCTTTTTTTGCTGTGTTAAAGACTGATTGATGTCTTCAAATTTGTCCATATCAGCTTCGATACGAGCAAGTTTAGCTTCTGTTTCGCCTTCGGCAGAACCTTTAGCTTCAATTTGTGCCAAACGATCATCATTTACTTTTTTAAATTCTTCAAAAGCACCTGACATCGCTTCTACGGCTGTTTTTACTTGATCTTCCATTTGGTAGACCCTTTCCGTTTAAGTTTTAAGGATGTTGGTAAGGCTATTTAAAGCCTCAAGGACTTTAGGCGTTTCCTCTTTTACAGCATCCCGCTGTTCAAGTGCCTTGGAAACGGCTGACGCCGCCGCCTTTGCTTCATTACGCGATAGGTTTCCTTCATCCCGAAAGAATGTTTCCCATTCACGAACAGAGCGATCCGTGCCTTTAACCGCTTCAACCCTAGCTTTGGGGTTCATCGGAAAAGTAACAGCAGATATTTCCATAAGGTCGACTGATTTTATTCGGCGTGTTTTGCCTTTTTCATCATATTCGACACCCTTTGGGTCAACACGATAACCAATAGATAGTCCATCAAGTGCGCCCATTTTCATTAATTCATGTACTTCTCGGCCTCTTTGCGTACCCATTGCAAGTCTGCCTTTTACTCTTAACCCCTTTTTATCTTCAATGATTTCATCAAAGACACCAATTGGTTCATCAGATTTGTGTTGATACAGTAGCTTGACAGCTTTCGCGCCTTTTTTACCGATAGATTTTGCAAATGCACCATCTTCAATAATATCACCGCCTAAATCTTTGTTACCAAAAATAGACCCATAACCTTGAAATAATCCTGTTTCTTCGTCTATTTCTTCTGATTTAACATCAAAGGCCACATCAACGCGACCATCTTCAAACTTTACTTCATGATCTGGGACATGACCGCCTAAATCAATTTGGTTTTCTTGAGACATTATATGACCCTCTTTGCTTTCATTAAGTTATTACATCAACTGATATTTTAACTTATTCTTTAAATAGTTTAAATCACCTAAATTAAACTTTGAAACATATATAACACATTTATAGAGTATTTTGAATGGTTTGTTAATCCCTTTCATCATCAACTATGTCCTCTGGGGTAACATATAGCAATACACACCTACAATTGACAGTATTAGAAGCTCCACCGCGACTATCACCTGGTCTTGACATTAACGCTGTACCGTATGGTGTATTTACTTCAAAATCTTCGTCCATTGGTATCTTTACTCCATTCATCGCAGAATGATTACTTCTTGTTCTTCCGTCACTAACAGATACCCATTGTTTTTGCATTTCTGGTAAATTTAAAGATTTAGCAACGCTATGATTTGCATAACTAGCCGCACTATGCGTTTCTGTACGTGCAATAGTTGCTGATCTTAATTTATTAAATTGACCTCTTGTAGATTGATAAATTGCATTGGCTACATAATCTACACCAAATCCGTCTGCATCAGCCATAAGCATTGTTTTTACTAAGCTTTTTCGAGTTGTAGTAGAAATTTTTTGAATTGCCAGCAAACCAAATATTCTCATGTAATCTCTTATGAGTATTTCAAATTGACTATCTTGCTTTTGAAATCTTAAAACCCTTAAGCCAAAAGCTTCTATAACTGATCTGTAATGTGGCTCTAAAATTTTAATAAGCTGGCCTTCAATCAATGTACCCGTAAGCTCAATTGATCTACGCTCCAAATATTCTCGTCGAGCAATGTCGCCTATCTCTGCAAATTGTGTAATTAAATTTAGAGTTAGCTTGCGTTCAAATGATTGCCGCAATCTGTTTTGCTCTATAATTTCTCGTCTTGCACTATATCTTGCGCCGCCAAATTTTTTTAATTCTAGTCTTGCCATAGCCACCTCTGAAGCGACTATAGCATCTTGTTATTTATATCACCATCAATTTATCGATGTTTAAACCAGCTAGTATCATAAGTGCTATGAATACGATTGCTATAAACCATTCATCTTTGTCCATAATTAAGCCTCGTCAAAATGTTCTTGGACTTGCTCTAAAGTCTGTCCAGTGAATTCGCTCATGCATTCGCCAAGTTCTTCAGCGATTACTTTATCAATCTGCCTTACTGTAATTCCAGCATTGTCTTGCAAAAATAAAGTTCTCCAAATATTCAAATCAATTCTTGTTTGAACAGGCTTTCCAAAATGCCAATTAGTTTTTTGCTGTATTTCAAATCTAAAAGCTTTATCAAATTTTTCTATAATGCTTGTCATAATTTAATCCCTTGTCCTAATATTTTTTAGTTGCCCCAGCTATTTCTAGCTAGGGCGTTTGGCTTATATCGCGCCTTCGCCATTATAAGTTCCATCAGATGCGTATTCTGGAATTTTAATTCCGCGCTCTGAAAGTATTTCAGCATAGAAATCAGATTGGTTTCTATTAGCGTTAGCTTTTCCATGCCCAATACAGCCATAAAAAGTAGCCATTGAATTTTTCCAATATTGCAAAAGCAAATCAGAATTCAATTTAGAGTAGTCCTTCATATCAGTCTCCTTTCTCTTTAAGATATATACATTATAATCTATTTAACATTTAATGTCAATAGTTAAAATTATACTTATTTTAACATTTATAAATAGTTTATTTATTTAGTTAGTATAATTAAAACTAATGTTAATTAATTTAAAATTAGGGGTTGACAATAATGTTGAATAGTTTATAATGTATATATATTAGAGAAAGGACAACAACATGGCATACGATTATTCAGACGAATGCATTTCAGACTTTCACAAAGAGGTTTATGGATACCGCCCAACACATGATTACATGGTAGAGTGGAATGCATCTTCTCCCACACAAAAACAAAAGGTATGGGATGAATATGCACGCATCAATGAAATCAATATTAATAAAGCAAAAGAAAAAGAAACGATTGCAATTGTGCAGTTTAATAAACGTATCAAAGAGCTTATGTATTTTGGTGCTGGTGATAGAGAAACAGCTTTATATTGGATTTATCAATCGGAAAAATTTAGTGATGAGCAAGATGTTGAGCATTACGTTTGGAAGCAAGGAATTTTATTCACTGAATATGGTAAGAAATTGCTTAAAGATTTATTATCTATCTTTGAGCTTGAGGGGACAAGAATATGAGAACTATAACCACACATTTTGAATATGCTTTTAGGTATGCAATTCAGAAAAAAACAAACTGGCATTTAGGAGTGCCAGTTGAAACAAGGCTTAATTTTGTTATTTGGAAATACATGTATATAGATAATCCATGTGGGTTTACTTATGAACAGGTTAATTCGGTAATTGAACAAAACCTTGAAAGAAGCATTGCTCAATTTAAAGGTAAATGTATTGAGCAAGTCGAATTGCATTACCTTGGGAAAGATATACAGGAACACCTAGATGCAAGCGGTCAGAGTTTTGAAGATTTCTTGGATTGGGGTTTATTATGAGTAGAGATGATTGGTTCATAGCAATTGTATTCACAGCGCTTATGGTGCTGGTTGGCTTAAATATTGATAAATTGATGGTGATATAAATAACAAAATGCTATAGTCTACACAAAGAGGTGGACTATGGCAAAGTATGAAGTAAAGAAATTCGGTGGCACTAGATACAATGCCAGACGTGAAATAGCTGAACAAAATAGATTACGACAATCTTTTGAACGTAGGCTAACACTACTTTTAGTAACAGAATTTGCAAAAATTGGTGATATAGCAAGGCGCGAATATACTGAGCGTAGGTCTATTGAGCTATCAGGGAATTTAATTGAAGGTAGATTAATAAAAATATTAGAGCCACATTATCGTGCTGTTATCGAAGAATTTGGTTTAAGAATGTTACGAAATCAAAAGCAAGATAGTCAGTTTGAGGTTTTAATAAGAGATTATATGAGAATTTTTGGTCTTATGGCTGTTAAAAATATTGCGAACACAACTAGAAAGAAATTAGTTGAAGTTATGCTAATGGCAGATGCAGAAGCAATGGGTGTAGCATTTGTTGCAGACGCAATTTATCAATCAACAAGAGGTCAATATACACAATTAAGATCAGCAACTATATCGAGAACAGAAACACATAATGCCGCAAGTTATGCCAATCACAGTATAGCAAAGTCATTAAATTTACCTGACCTACAAAAACAATGGGTATCCGTATCTGATGATAGGACGAGAAGCAACCATGCACAAATGAATGGAAAAATAGTAC